TCATGTTTTTAGTCGTTTATAGAAGCCGACCCATTCGGCCTCGGTGGTTTGTGGATTGGCTGATAACTGCCGCCACATGACCTCGGCAGGTGTGCCACGCTCATAGGTCGGGAGAAACGTGATGCCGGCGGCATCGAGGATGCGCAGCCAGCGTTCGAGGCTCTTGAGAGGGTCCTTGAGCACGGGTGGGCAAAGCACGACAAGTCCGAGCGGCGTCAGGACGGTCTCCTGTTCGATCGCGCGGGTGAGCACCGCGCGCAGTTGCGTGAACTGGATCGGCGTCAGGCCGGGCGGGAGCGGCAAATCCTTTAGCGCCGGCGCGAGGACGGGCGGCAGGATTTCCGGGAGCACGTAGGGCGCGGATGGCGTCCATGGGATTTCCTCGGTGCTGGCGGCATCGGCGGCGACCGCCTCCGCAATCGCCGCCTGCTCTGACGCGGGGACAGGCCCCAACAGATCGTCAAGATCGTCGCCAAGGGCTGTCTGCACGCCCGTTGTCATGGCGAGCAGGCAGCCGAGGCATAGCAGATTGAGGAGTGGTTTCATCGTCGGCAGCTTAGAGCGTGTAGTCACGAGATTGAAGCCCAGAGGATGGCACACCTGAATTGGACGGCAGCGAGGAAAGAGGAGGCTCGTTTTGCGTATCGGGTTGCGATGCCGCGCCATTGCTTGAGTCGTAGGAATGCATTTTCTACCAGATGCCTGATCCGATAAAGATAAGGGTCATATTCGCGTTGTTCTATGCGATTGGTCTTTGGAGGAATCTGCGGGCAGATGCCTGCGGCCTGCGCCATTTCGATGATGGCGTTGGTGTCATATCCCTTGTCGGCGATCAGATGGTCTGCGGCAATGCCTTCAATCAACCTGCCAGCCTGTGTGCAATCAGCCGTGGAACCCGCTGTAACAATGACTCGCACCGGCATACCATGCGCATCCACGGCCAAATGTAGTTTGGTGTTTCGCCCCCTTTTGTCAGACCGATCGCCTCGTTTCCACCTCTGGCTCCCGCCGCATGCGGATGGATTTTGACATGACTGGCATCAATCATCAGCCACTCAAAATCGGGCTCGTTCATCAGTTCCGACAACAGGCGCTCCCAATGCCCCTTGTCTCTCCAGCGACAAAAACGCCTGTGCGTGTTGCTCCACCCTCCGTAATCCTCTGGAAGATCCCTCCAAGGCGCACCAGTGCGTAAAATCCACAGAACCGCGTTGAGGAACTTGCGGTTGTCCTCCGCCACCCCTCCCCACGCTCCTTTCCTTCCAGGTAGCAGCGGCTCCAGAACGCTCCAAACTCGGTCCGAAATGTCGTGACGGTGTTGATCTTTCGCCATGCTGACATTCTCCATCACAAAAAAACTCAGTCAATCTTATCTCGTGACTACACGCTCTAGTTGGATTGCTTGATTTTTTCCGCGAGGTGCGCGCCGATCTCACGGACATCGTCCTTGCGCTTTTTGGCTGCTGCCGTCCGGAGGTCGGCCGGGAGCGTGGCAATCGCGGCTTCCTCGTCTTGCACGAGCTTGAGCGCGGCGGCGCGATTGGTGTTCCAGGTGGCGCGGACCAGGTTGTTGAAAAACCTGTCGTAGCCCGCACTCACGAGTCCTTTGCCGATCGAGCGCTGATAGAACGCGGGGAAGATTTGCTCGGTGATGCCAAGTGCTTTGGCCCGCCGAGCAACGGCACTGGCGACGCCGGGGCTGTCGGTGCCGGGCAGATCGGCGAGTTCGGCGGCCGTCGCATAGTATTGGTAATAAAAATACGCCTGCTTGCCGGTGCCGAGCGTGAGGAGCCGGGCGGCGAGTGCGCGGTCGTCAGCGTCCTGTGCGAACACCGAGGCGACTACGCCGTCAGCATCGGTGTTTTTGAGCGTCAGATGCCTCTTGATGAGCGTAGAGGCCACGCCCGGATTATTCTCGCTGATCTCATTGATGTGGTCGGCGATGAGCGCGGCAACCTCAGCCTTGTGCTCCAAGTTGTGCGCGAGGATAGCGGCCTTGCGCTGCGCGGTCAGAGTAGCGACGGCCTCCTTGTTCTGCGCCACTTTCGCTGCGGCGATCTGTGCGTCGTAGCTCTTGGCAACGGCGTCGGCGGCCTGATTGAGCGCAACGGCCTCGCTGGTGGACGAGGCGAATGCGAGGCCCGCGCCGAAAATAGCGAGAGCCGTGATGATGATGGATTTCTTCATAACGTTATGTTGTTTGGTATTTGTCTTAAAAATCCCGACGTATCGGGAAAGTGGATTAGGAGCTTGGAGCTAATAGCTTGGAAATGTGGTCACCCACTCGACGGAGGGGGTGCGCCAGAGCGAATGCCCGTCTGCATCCTGTTCGTGCTGGGTGTAGTCCATGAGGTTGTAGGTCCAGGCGAGGGCGGCGTTAGACGGCGTGATGGTGGCCGAGACCGGCACGTAGATCACGATGCTGCCAACGCGCCCGTTGGCGGAAATCTTGTTGCCGATGCCGCCGCTGTCCGTGAGGGGGAGGCTGCGAATCTTGCGCGTGTCTCCGCCCGCGATCGCGCCGGTGGCCGTGTAGTAGATGCGGGTGTTGGCTGGGATCACCTGCCCGCTGACGGAGCTGCCCGAGAGGTCCGGCGTGTGGATGTAAACGGTCAGCGTGCCGCTGGCGTAGTTGTCGGTCGCCAGCTTGAGCTCCGCGTCAGTGTAGCCGTCCGGCATCTGGATCGTGATCTTCGCGGCCACCGGTTGCGGCGTGCGGGCGTCCACGTAGCCTTTGTTCGTTGGATTTTCGAGCGCGGTGGGTGTCTGCACATGGAATTTCCCGCTCGCGTCACGCATTACGAGGCTGGATGCGCTGGCCGAAACATTGTAAGGAATCGACGTTTGTGCGCCAGCCGCCGAGACCCCGTAAACGGTCTGAGGGGTAGTCACCCGCTGCACGGCATTGTCCGCTTTCGCGCCCTGGGCGGCGGTGGCGAAAGTGCCATCGAGGGCGCCGGCAATGGCGGCGGAGTTCGCCTCCCAAAAGTTGGCCGGGGCGCGCAGCGTGCCGTCCGGGTTGGTGGCAACGGTGAGGAACGACGGCGGGGGGAGCGTCTGCGCAAGGAGGACGAATGGGGCAAGGGTCGCAGTAATGAGAAATAGGATACGATGGATCATGGCGGTGGCGGCTTGTGATAAAATGGGTCAGGCGGTGGCAGAGGCGGGGATGGGGGCGAGGGTTTCGGCGCCGGCCTCGCCGTCGATGGTGAGCGTGTAGAAACGGGCCTCGTCCACGCGGTGGCGGATTTGCAGGAGGGTGCCGAAGCTGGCGGTGTCGATGACGCGGTAGTTGGCGCCGGCGCGCAGGGCGTAGTCGTTGGGGCCGGGCACCACGGCGTCGTAGTCCGCCGGGTCGAAGGAGAGCGTTTCCGCGCCGGCGTCTCCTTCCACCCAGGGCGCATAAAAGGCGCCGGTGATGCGTCCTTTGATCTGGAAGAGGATGCCGGAGGCGCCAGGCCTGAAGCGGAAGTTGCCGACATCCGGCGGGACAATGGGGATGAGGTTGTCCGGCGATGGATAGGGAGGCAGGGCAGGGACGGGGGCGACTTCGCCGGCATAGGCTTGGCGGGCGATGTTGGCTTGGAATTGCCAGGTGAGGCCGTCGTCGCCGGGTTGGTCGTCGTCGGGATCGGAGTCGGGGGCTTTTACCTCCACGTCCACGTAAACCTGGATGCTCTCGTCGCCACCGAAGGCGTCGCGGAGGACCTGGGTGCGGAGATTGAGCGTGGCGGTGTAGTAAACGTCGGTGATGGCACCCTCTCCTTCGCCTTGGGTGGGTTCATCGCGGACGATGGTTTCAACAAAACTGTGGGCGGAGAAGAGAAGCGGGCCGGTGCCGCGCCGGCGTTTTCCACCGAGGATGATGGTTTCGGTGAGATCGAGGCGGACAATTTCTCCGCCGGCGACGGTATCGGCGAGCGGGCGGACAAAGCGGAGGCGGATCAAAAACTTGTCGTCTTCGATCCAGAGCGGGGTATCGGGCGGGGTGGCGTCATCCACCGAGCGGCGCAGTATATTGCCTGGTGTGCGCTGGGTGTTGAGGAATAGCTCGGCGACGCGGTTGAGTGGCATGGCTGAAAAGCTGCACTCTATCTGCACACGGGCCGCACGGACTATGCGGCGTGGCGCGCCTGATGGGGTCTGGCGCGAGGAGGGAAGGGGCTACTCGCCTTCGTCCGGTGGGGTGGACAAATCCACGTTGCACCAGCCTTCGGTGACGAGGGTCGAGAACGCCGGGTCGGTCAGTGCGAGCACGCGCCAAGGGGTGGCGAGGGTGGCGTTGGGGCCGCCCGCCGCCGCGCTCTCGGGGGTTTCCGCCATTGCCACATCCGCGAAATCTTCACGCTCGGCGACCTCGCCGTCTGTCTCAACGCGGGTGTATTCTTGGCATTCCAAAAAAACGGCCTTTTTGCCGGCGGCAATATCCGCCGGCGTGAGGCCGGAGTTGTCGTAGTGCGTGGTGACAACGACGGTCAGCGAACCGTCTTCGTTCAGCGTCTGCTCCGTCACCGGCTGGCCGATCTGGGCGAGCCCTAATGAGCCGGGGGGAATGGCGTAGGGATCGCGGATGCTAACGGGCTGGCCGTTGATCGTGTCGGCGGCGGGCCAGCCTGGGACGTTGCCCGTGGTGTGCTCCCATGTCGCCAGCGCGGGCGTGGGGACGGAGCCGCTTACCTTCTGCTGTTGCCACAGCCAGTTGGTCCCACGCTCGATCTCGTTGTCGAGGTAGACTTTTCCGTCAGGGCCGAGAGTCTTGCCGCTCGTGCCTGCGGGGTAATCCTGCATTTGCGCCTCGATGCGGATGTATTCATGCGTCTGTTCTGGTGGGATGCTGTCGCCGTCCGGCGATGTCAGCGAGAGGATGCCGTTCCAGTCCTTGTAACAAAAATCGTCAGGAAGGGTGGTGGCGTCTGACTGGCCGGGTATCGCCGGGCGCACTACCATCTCAACGGGGGCGGATTCGCCGCTCAGCCCAACGGTGAGGGGGAAGACAAGAGATTCTGCTGGGTCCGCCACTGCCCCGGACTGATGGCTGCCTGTAGTCTTGGCCCAATACGTTTTCAGCCGACCGACTACTTTCCAGCCTGCCCGCCCGTCGCGGGCGACCACGCGCAAGCGAACGTAATGATAGGCGCGGCGTCCGAATTGCGTGAGGTTGGCAATGTGGCCGAACACAACGGTATCTTCATTCGTTGTTACTCCTGTCGGGAAAACAGAGTTGGTGCCTTGGTTCGCGGCGATGTTCGGTTTCTCGTAATCGACCCAGCCGAACTCCGACCACGGGCGCGGAATGGGCCGCATATAGCGGATGATTTGTTTCTGGGTGTAGGAGCAGGCAAATTGCGCCGGTGGCTCGTCTTCGCCCTGCAAGGGATAGGATGCGCCGCTGAGTTTGCCGACCAGCATTACGGGGAACGGGGGGGGGGAGGGGGGGGGACCGATGCGTTTGACCGCGTGCGTGTGGGTGACGCGTCCGACCAGCCCGCGCGGGACGGACATCGCGTGCCGGTAGCGGATGAGCAAGAGGCGAAAGGCATCGCGGCCATCGTTGGCGAGGAGGAGGGAGGCAGGGGCGTCGGTGACGATGGACAGATTGGGGCGGAGGGCGATGCCGCCGGTGAGGGAACGCAGCCGGTCGTTCCACGGCATCACGGGGTTATTGCTATTGGCCGTGTCCGGCGGCACGTCTGCCCAATCAAAATCGTCCGCCGCCCAACCTTGCAGCCACTCGGCCATCATTGCCGGTGTCATGGGATCGGACCATGTCTCATGCAAAGAGCGGTGCCATGTTATGTGTCTGTTCCCGTTTTCCGAAGTGACATCTGACTCGTAGAGCGTGTAGTCACGAGATTGAAGCCCAGAGGATGGCACACCTGAATTGGACGGCAGCGAGGAAAGAGGAGGCTCGTTTTGCGTATCGGGTTGCGATGCCGCGCCATTGCTTGAGTCGTAGGAATGCATTTTCTACCAGATGCCTGATCCGATAAAGATAAGGGTCATATTCGCGTTGTTCTATGCGATTGGTCTTTGGAGGAATCTGCGGGCAGATGCCTGCGGCCTGCGCCATTTCGATGATGGCGTTGGTGTCATATCCCTTGTCGGCGATCAGATGGTCTGCGGCAATGCCTTCAATCAACCTGCCAGCCTGTGTGCAATCAGCCGTGGAACCCGCTGTAACAATGACTCGCACCGGCATACCATGCGCATCCACGGCCAAATGTAGTTTGGTGTTTCGCCCCCTTTTGTCAGACCGATCGCCTCGTTTCCACCTCTGGCTCCCGCTGCATGCGGATGGATTTTGACATGACTGGCATCAATCATCAGCCACTCAAAATCGGGCTCGTTCATCAGTTCCGACAACAGGCGCTCCCAATGCCCCTTGTCTCTCCAGCGACAAAAACGCCTGTGCGTGTTGCTCCACCCTCCGTAATCCTCTGGAAGATCCCTCCAAGGCGCACCAGTGCGTAAAATCCACAGAACCGCGTTGAGGAACTTGCGGTTGTCCTCCGCCACCCCTCCCCACGCTCCTTTCCTTCCAGGTAGCAGCGGCTCCAGAACGCTCCAAACTCGGTCCGAAATGTCGTGACGGTGTTGATCTTTCGCCATGCTGACATTCTCCATCACAAAAAAACTCAGTCAATCTTATCTCGTGACTACACTCCCTAGTCAAAATCCACACCGTCGATCCGGCGCGTGCAATGGGCTATGGTCATTAAATCCTTTGCGAATTGTGACATGGCCGCGGCACGCTCTTCGGCAGTCATGTTGGCCCATCCCGGCCCGCCCTCGGGGTTTTGCGGGAAACCATTCCAGCCCCCGTTTTTTTCCGACCAAGCATCATAGGCTCTGTCCAAGTAGGATGACAGGTCATCGTTGTAGCCAAGTTCACTGCCACCTATTGGCACACCTGATGGCCATCCTTCTGACACATCGTCAGGGTCCGGGCCCGAAAGTGCCTCATGATTTTCGACTTTGTGTTCGACCCCATCTGTCCACGTGATGGCGACGGTGGTTTTCCAGTTCCAGGATGGATAGGGATCGCGCTGTGAGACGCTCCACCCCGCCTCGCCAGAGGCAGTGCCATCCCATACCCATGCGCGGGCAACAGGCGACCATCGCAAGGTGCGTGTCTCCGAGTAAGAAAGATAACTCGAAGATGAGTAGCCATTCGGGGAGTAGGATTCGGAACCACTCCGATTGATGATAAAATTCCTGGTGCGAAAAACCGGAGGGGGCACAGTCTGCTCGCGCGGACTGCGAAAGATAGCAGGTGCCCAAAAGCGACTCCATCCACTGTAATTCTTCGTAACGACACGGAAGATATCTACGAAGCGAGTCGGCTGGTTGCTCTCGACTTCAAAACCGGCCACAACGGGCGAATATGACCGTAGTTCGTAGCTGATATTCGGATACGGAAGGTTGATGCGCGATGTGGAATTTGCGACGGTCGTGTTGCCGTCTGCGCGGCGGAAGAGCACGCAGGGCGAACCCGGTAAGATCGCATCGGCGGCTCCCTGTGTGCTCTGCTCCCTGCTCATGCCGTGGGCCTCTGGTTGCGGAAGAAGACGACCTCGCGCACCATCGTGACCGTGGGCGGATGCTCCGGCAGATCGGCGGCAGTGAATTGCACGTAGCCGCCAGCATTGCCCTGGATGAAGCTGCGAAAGGAACCTTGGTCGGCGTTGGATGCCAGGGGGGTCTTTGTCTGTGTAGAGCCGGTGCCGGAGACAGCGACCGAACAATTGCCGAGCAAAAGGTAGAACTTTGGCCGCCAGCCGTTCGCGCCGATGGGCGCGGGTGAGGGGAAGGTGTCGGTGGATGGCTGCGTCTTCAACCAGATGTGAGTCCAGAGGGCATACTGGTTGGTTGGACCGGGCCACTCGCACTCTAGATACACGCGTTGCGTCATGGTTTGCGCAACGTTGCGGGGGATTTCCACTACAGGCGTAGTGAAAGCATGCTGCCCGTCCGCACGCTCCGGCGCCGTGTAATCGACCGTGCCGAATGTCAGCCAGAAGCGATAAGGCACGTTGTCCGGGTCGGTCTGGTCTGACTCTGGCGCAACCCAGCCGACCGGTGGCGTGGTGGTGAGGGTCAGGGGCGCGAGAGTAACTGTTGCCGCGGCTGCGCCGCGCCTGGGCCGCTCGATGACTTCCGGCGTGGCACCGCCGGACTTCGTTTCCCAACGGATCGTCGCCGAATCCCGCGGCGTGATGCTCTTCGCGTAACGGATGAGCTGGTTGACCGTTTCGGCGCGGACCTGCTGGCCGGCGCGGACTTCATTGGGAAGAGTAAGGGCCATGTTTGCTAGGTGGTATAGAGGTCGGCGTCCCACTCCTCGGCACCAGTGAACTCCTGCACGCGCTCCCATTTGCCGCGCGTGCCTTGGTGTAGAGACTTGTCGGCGGTGGTCAGCCATTGGTAGCCATCGGGCGCGTCGGCGTAGGGTTTGGCTGCGCTGCGCTTGCCCATCTGCGTCGTCTTCGGCGCAACCCACTGCCGCGAGGTCTTGCGGACAACGGGGGCGGGATGCACGTAGGTCTCCTGTCCGCGCAGGAGTTTTTTAGCCAGATGCTGGGCATTGACGGTCAACGTCACTTCCTCTCCTTTGCCGTTTTTGTATTTGAAGGCGCGACGGAGGTCGCCGGCGGTCTCATTTTTCCATGCCTCGATGTCGGCAAGGTCGTTGTCGGTGAGGGCGTTCACACCCCCGGCACGGTAGCGGCGGTGCTGGGAGAGGGGGCGGCTGAGGTCCACCCACTCAACTTCCCAGGTGATTTGTTTGTCGATGACGGTGCTGGCACCGGAGTTGCCGCCTTCGTCGGCGAGGATGATTTTGAGGGTGCCGCTGGCGGTGGGGCCGGCTTCGTCGGGATAGACTTCGGTCTGGTCCACGTAGAGTCCTTCGGTGCCTTCGACGCCGGCGATGGTCTGGCCGGGTTTGGGGCGTTTGGCTTTGGCGGCGGCGTAGGGGCCGCGGTAGAGGAGTTCAACGCGGCGGCCGGCGGCCGTTTCTATTTCCCTCGGGTAGCCGGGTTGGAGGATAAGTTCGCGCGAACCGCGCCAGACGTGTTTTGTCGCCATGACGATTATGCGTAAACGGCGGTGGCGCCGGTGTTGGGTGTAAGGCGCGAGGCGATACGTTCGATGCCTTCGCGCATCTTTTCGGCGGCGGTGGCGGTGCGGCGGGCGTAGTCCACGGAGGGGCCGCCCGAGCCGCCGACGAAGCCGCCGATCTTCGCCAGGCGGTCACTGACGATGGCGGCAAGACCGCGGCTGATTTCCGCCGGTCCGGTAGTTTTCCCCTCTTCTTTTTTCTCCGTCGTAGGCGTATCCGCTTTTCCGATGGCGGCCTCGCGGGCACGATTCCACAAGTCGCCGAGCGTCTTCATGTCTTCACCAAGATCGAAAACTTTCTCGTTTTTGAATCCTTCGGCGGCCATCGCGCCGGCGACTTTGAGTTCCTGCATCAGTTGCTGCGAGGTGAACCCGGTCATTTTCGCCGCCTGGCCTGTCGCCCCCTTGGTCACGCTGGTAAAGGCGTTGTCGTAGTATTTGTTGATGTCGGAAAACTCCGCCGCCTTGAAGCCATCAAGACCGAGAGCTTTGCCGGCCACGGGGATTTTGCCGATCAGTTCCATGATGTGCTGACCCATCCAGTCGAGAGCGGCGATGACGGGCGAGGTGATGGCGGAGATGGCCGCGACTAATCCTTCACCGAGGCCGGTAATGGCGACCAGCAGGCCCGACCAGAAGTTTTTCCCGGAGAGCAGGCCGGCCAGTCCCATCATGAGGCCGCCGATGCCCTGCGCCAGCAGGTTGACCGCGCCTTTGATGGCGACGGTGAGCGTCGTGTTGATCAGGGTAAACATCGTGCCGTCCGCCCATGAGGTTTTGAAGAGGCTGACGGCGGTGAGCACGGTCTCAGACAATTTTTGGCCGAAGGGGGCGAGGTCGATGGAGTTGATTTTGTCGAGAACGCCTCCGAGGGCTTTCACGAGTGGCTCGGCCATACCGACGAAGAGGCCGCGGAGAGTCACGCCGGTGGCGGCGAGGGTGTCGCTGGCCTTGTCGAAGGCTACGGCGTTGCGCTGCAAGATGTCGGCCTGCGAGCCGACAACTTTCGCGGCATTGGCCATCGCGTCGCCGTCTTTGAAGAGAGCCAGCAGGCTCGCACCGCTGCGCCCGAAAATTTCCATCGCGGCGCTGGTCTGTTCCGCCGGGTTTTTTATGTCGCGGATTTTTCCGGCGATTGCTTCGAATTGTTTTTCCGCGCCCAGTTTTTTGAGCGCGGCGAGATCAATCCCCAGATCGGCAAAGATTTTTTTTGTCGGCTGGCCCGACTCGTTGAGGCCGGCAATGGCTTTTTGCATGAGGCCAATGGTGGGGGCAACGGCGGCCGCGTCGGAGAATGCCTGGCGCAAGCGGACGAGGTCGGCGACAGCGATGCCCGTGTTGGCACTGAGGTCTGAGAGTTCACCGCCCAGATCGAGTGCGCCCTTGATCCCCGCCAGAATGCCACCCACGCCTGCGCCGACTCCGGCCAGGGCGGCGAGTGGGCCGAGGATGCCGCCAATCGCCGAGCGCGCCGCGGCCAAAGGTCCGGTGAATCCGGCGGTGTCGAGTGAGAGGAGGGCGCGGAGGTTCATGGTGATTATGAGCTGTGAGCTTGGAGCTGTGAGCTAGGAGCTAGGAGCTGTGAGCTAGGAAAAGGCGGCGTGGATTTGGGCGCGCTCTTGGTAGGTGGGGCCTTTGGCCTCGTTGCCGTAGCGGGCTGAGATGGCAGCGTAGAAGGCGAAAGTCTGAGAGAGGGGGCGGGTCAGCGTGTATTCAATCGTCCATCCATACTCGCTCATGAGTGTGTCGATGACGGTCAGGACCCAGCCAAGTCCGTTGCCGGTCTCGCGGCCGCCGAAGAGGCGTTCCCAGGGGTCGTCGCTTTTTTTTTGGCGGGGGCGCCGGTGATGAGCGAGGCGAACGCCTGCATGATCTTTGCGCGGATTTTTGCCGCGATGTCCTCGATGAGCGGAAAGGGGAAGCGTGAGGCCAGGGCGATGACTTCGCGGTCGAATGCCTCGCGTCCGCGCCCGAGGATGGCGAATACCTCGACGGTGGGGCGGGTGAGCACATAGACGAGTATCATCATGTCGTTGAGCGTTATGTCGCCGCCGGAAAGTTGCTCCTGATCGGCGAAGGGGGAGTCGATGCGTTCGAGGAGGATGAAGTCGCCCGGCGTGATGTCGCGCAATGTGAGGTCGCCGATGGCAAGGGGCACGGGGGCGAAGGCATCGAGCACTTCGCCAGGTGTGCGCTGGCCGGCAGCCACGCGGGCGGTGCGGGTGGCAGGAGAGATGCGATTGCGTTTCTTGGGCATGGTTATGTCGGGTTCGGGATGCCGTCGTAGGCGGTGGCGTTGATGGAGTATTTGCGCACGTCGATCTGCGCCCACTTTTCGTCCACGTCGTCCACCATGAATTTGAGGTTGTCCGCGCCGAGTGTGATGACGGTGCCGGGTTCGAGCGTCGGTGCGGCGGTCTGCACGATCATCTCGAACGACGCCTGCCGGTTCTGGTTGTAGTAGATGACGGCCACAACGTAGCCGTTGTTGTCGCGGATTTCGGCCTTGTCGGCGCTGCGTTTGCGGTTGCCTGTGGTGATGATGGCGGAGCCGTAGTAGCCGCCCGTGCCCCAGAGCACGGTGTTGTCGCCTTTGATGGTCGGGTTGTTGGGCATTTTTGGAAAAGCTGAAAACTGAAAGCTGAAAAGCTAAATCAGGCTTCAGCAGGTGTTGGATGATTGGTGTTCGGTGTTTTTTTCAGCTTTCAGCGTTTCAGCTTTCAGCTTTTTCAGGTGTTGCGATAGGTGACGGGCTCGGGAGTGGCTGTAATGGAGAAACGGAGACGGTAGCCTTGCAGCGGGGTGCCGTCCGGGAGGGTGACGGGCTCGGCACCGTGATACATCACGTATCGGTTGCTGACGCCGTTCGGGAAAACATAGCTGCGGACACGGGCGCGGGTGAGGGCGACGAGACGCAGGAGCGAGGGGGCTCCGCCAGCGCGGGGTTTATAGAGTTGTTCCTGCGGATTGGCCGAGAGCCCTTTCTGGCAGGTGATGCCGACCGCGAATTGGTTGTCGAGAATGCAGCCGGCAAGGGGGTGATCTTGGGTGTTGTTGTCGCCGGCCCAGTGGAGCACGCAGCGCCAGCCGGTGGGTTTCTCCGCCAGCAATTCCAGAAAATTCCAAGGATCGTCCGCCACGGACAACCGGCCGCCGTGCTCTTTCACGAAGGGCTGCAAATCGTCGTGGAGGGTGCGGATGATGTCTTCGGGTTCGAGGCCGGGCATGTGTGGAAAAGCTGAAAGGTTGAAAACTGAAACGCTAATCAGACGGCGGTGCGGCCTGTGCGGCTGGTGGTCTTGGCCTGTTCGGCGACGATGGAGGCGGAGGGTTTTTCCCGCTGGATTTGCGGGGTGAGCGGGAGATCGCCGGAGGCGATTTTTTCGAGTCGGGCGCGGACTTGCTTCGCCTGGGCGGTCCAGGGATTTTTGTCCTCTCCCTGAAAACCGCGGCGACTGTAGAGCAGTTCGGCGGCGAGGGTCTGCGCGGCGTGCGTGACGAGGGCGGGGATGGGGTTGGAAAAGGGGACGGTGAAGCGGACGCCAAGGAGTCCGTCGATTTCCTTATGCACGGCGGCCACCACATCGGTCCACGCGGAGGGATCGGCAATGCCATCGTTGTTGTCGTCCAGCGCCTGAACGAGGAACTGAGCGGGGATGAGGCCGTTCATTTCGGCCATTGTGACGTAGGGAGTGGGCATGATGTGTGCGGTGGTGGTTGCGGTTGGCGGGTTCGGGTCAGTGGAGCCGCCCGGCAGGAGGAACCGGGCGGCTCGGTTGACCAGGACTACCCTCAACTCCGGGACAGACGGCCCGGAAAAGAGATCAGGCCGCGGCGGAGCCGTCCGAGCCGTAGATGACTTCGGGCAGACCGTAGCCGTAGCCGGTGCGCTTGTAGGCTTGATAGAGGAACTCGTGTTTTTTGAAGACGTGGTCGTCCTCGGGATCGTCCAGGGCGAGCATGTCCACGGGCTTTTCTTCCTGCACGATGATGGGCTTCACGGGCTGGGCAGCGTCGTAGAGGAACCATGCCTCGGGGTTGATCACGTCGATCTCGGGCCAGACGATGAGGCGGGCGGTGTCCTTGTCCACGTTTGTCTTGCCGTTGTCACTACGCTCGGCCTTGAGAATTTCGAAGCCGAGTGCCTCATTGGTGGCGCCGACGAGTAGCACCAGATCGCGGCCAAGTTTCATGGCGCGGCCGACGGCGTTTTTGCGCGTCTTGATGTTGACGCGGCCGGCGCGGTAGTTGGCCTGCGAGAGTTTCTTGGTGGTTTTGTTGGTGAACTTCGTTTTACCGGGGATCGGCTCGTGATCCACGTCGAAGAAGTTTTTGCCGGTGTAGCATTTGCGGGTGAAGCCGTTGCAGAGCAGATCGGCGACCATTTCGCCGTCATGCTGCTTGGCGGTGTCGCCCATGATCTGAAAGCGGGGGCGGTAGAGACCGACTGCGCCGGCTTCGTCGCGCTCCACATCGGCCTGTTTGATACCGATTGTGTCTTCCCATTCATCATTGGGGATAGTGTAGTTGTGGGCGCGAACGTTTTCGATTTTGATTTCGTCGATCAGCTTCTTCATGCCGGGGAAGGCGCCGAGCCAGTGATACACTTCCTCGGCGGCACTGGACTGGGTGCGCATGGCGAGCGAATTGGCTACGTCGTCAGGCGCGGCCTGATACGCGGCGAAAAAGATGGTGCGAAGCGTCTTGTAGAGGTTCGCGATGTTGTGCGGTGTGAGTTGCATGGTGATTATGAGCTGTGAGCTTGGAGCTATGAGCTTGGAGATAGGTTCTCGTGTTATTCGGTGATGGTGGTGGCGGCGGATTGGTGGCGGGTGTCGATCCACACGCCGTCGTCATCGACGGCGACGATGCGGCCGGCGGGGATGCCGGGGGCCGCGCCGGGCGCGGTGCGGACGGTGGTGGAGTTTTCCACGTAGGCTATGTTGCCGATGTGGGCGGCGGTGATGGCGGCAGTCGCGCTGTTGGCGTAGCGGAAGCAGCCGCGCTTGACGTTGAGAAACGCGTCGCTGTTGGCGCCGGCGGCGTTAAGGGCGTCGCCCTCGGCGCGGCCGATGACGCGGAGGCCGGCGGCGGCGCTGGCGGGGACGGCGAAGCCGGCGGCATTGAGGGCGGTGAGATTGCCGGCGTAGATGTCGGTGGCTCCGGCGACCGGCAGGTTGACGGTCGTCCCGGAGCGTTCAGGTGCATCGAATGTTGGCATGGTGATTATGAGCGGTGAGCTGTTAGCTTGGAGCTGTTAGCTGTTGTATTTTTTGAAGTCGTCGACGGTGACGCCTGCGGCTTTGAGCATGGCGGACTGGGTGGCATCGCCGGCGGGCGAGGCGGCATGGGTCTTGATGCCCTCGGGGGTGCGTCGTTCCATCGGCACTACACCGGCGGGCAGGTCGGCGACGATCTTGCGGAATTGATCCAGCGAGAGTTCGGCGGCGCTCTGAGGGATGAGTTTTCCGTCGCGGATGGCGGCGGCGGTGATGTGGGCGCGCTCGTTGTCATCCAGGCGCTTGATGAGCGCGGTGATCGAGGCGCTGTGGCTTTCGACGGTGGTCTTGAGCCCGGCGGTCTCCTGCTTGGCGGCGCTGGCGTCGGTGGCGGCCTGTTGGGCGGAAGCGGCGGCTTTCTTGCCGGCTTCGATTTGTTGTCCCAGCGACGTGATGGAGTCCTTGATTTGATCCGCGGTGGCGGTCGCATCGAGACCCACGATCGCGAGAAACAGTTTGGCGATTTCCTCGGGAGGCATGGTGGATTTTTGTTCGTTGGTGTTGTGCGTGCGGACACGCGAAAGAATTTTGCTGTCGAGCCCGTCGAGCCCGGACAGGCCGGCGGCGTGGAGATCAAGATGAAGCCCTTCGGTGGCGCCCTGGCGGCAGAGGGCCACGGAGTGGACGAAGACGACTTCGCCGGCGTCATTGGGCACGATGGCGGGGGAGATGTCGGGGTAGTGTTTGCCGGTCACGGCTTCCTTGCCCTCGGGGGTCCACAGGGCGGTATTGGGGATGTAATACAGTCCCTCTCCGGGGACGATCTCGAAGGTGCCGGTGGCGGCGATCTTGCGGGGCTCCTGCGAGGCTTTCCATGCTTCCGAGCCGGGGACGGTGTTGTGCTCGAAATCGAGCGAAAAGGTGTCGAAGCCGAGTTGCGCGGAGAGGCGGGGCAGCTCGCGCACGGTGGTCTCGTTAATGATGTAGTCACCATTGACGGAGGGATTGCGTCCCCACTTGCCGGCGAGGATGCGCGCGGGCAGATCACCGGTCGGAGCCGGTGCGAAGTGGAGGCGGAAGGAACGCAGGAACATGCGCCCAGCGTCGCAAAAAAGGCGCGCCTGCGCCTATGCGGCGTGGCGCTCCTGATGGGGTCTGGCGCAAAATGGGTAGGCTATTCCCCCGCTTTTTTCAGAAGAGCTTCGATTTTCTTGCGCGCCACCGATTCCACCTTTTCCCGGGCGAAAGGCGCCATCTCCGCATTGTCGCTGTCGCCGATGTAGGGGAGCATGGGACGCGGCGGCAAACCGCGCTTCGTGCCGAACTGGTGGAACACGGCATAAAACCGGTCGGTGCTCACCTCTGCCCGGCTGTTGGTGACGTTGGACACACGCCAGGAGCGCGCCAGCAGCACGTCGCGCTTCAGGATCGCCGTGGACTTCCCCGCCCTGATCTTGGCGGCGATGGTGCGGGCCGACAGCGGCGCCCACGGCGCGGCGCGCAGGCTCGCATCATTAAACGAGCGCGTCGTGATCGACGCGAGCTGCATGCCCATCGCCTCAAGGACGGGTTTTTTGTCCTGAATGCCGCGGGCCATCCGGGCGAGCGCGGGTGAGAGTTTATCTTGGACGGTGAGAGCCATGAGTGGACGCAGGACGCCGGACTTGGGACGCCGGGTCAGGCGGAGCGACTGGTTTCCTGCCAGTGTTCGAGGTCGTGATGAAAGGCCGAATACGCGCCGAGCTTGTCGCGCTGGCCGGGCGTGGCGGCGATTTCGCTCTTGAAGTTGCTGTAGTCGATCGAGGTCGAGAGCGCGGCGAAGATCGCGCCGATGGCCTCCTCGCCAACGACCAGGCGCCAGCGGTAGTCCGCCGGCTCGCTGCGGTGAATCTGCCACTTCGCGGACGCCGGCGTGGCGACGAGACGGCAGAGGTTTTCGAGGTCACGTTTCGCGCGGGCACGAACGTGATACTCGCCGGGAAGTTTTTGGACGATGGAGAAAAAGCCGATTTTGGTGCAGAGCCACATGGGAAATTAAGAATTAAGAAATGAAGGCAGGGGTTCGTTTCTAAACAGTTCAACCTGTTCCTGCCAAAACAGGGAGAACTCATTCTCGCGCATCCAGTCGGCCCAGGTGACGGCAGGACCAGCCAACTCGTCTTCCGGGTAAATGGAGGCAAACAGTTCGCCGTCCGCATTGAAAAAGTCGAAGGACTCTTCGCCGTCTGGTGCGATACGCGATGCTACCAAAAGGTGAGTGTGTCCCTGATGCTGCGCGCCCATCTCCGCGAACACGAGGCCGCGTCCGGGGAGCCATTCGACGGCACCCAGGTTGATGGGGCTTTTTTTCCCGTCATAAAAATACAGACGCGCCCCGCGCTGGACGGTGCGGGCCATCGCCTGCGTTGTTTTCTCGGTGTTGTTCATCTGGTTTTTTTCACGCGAACGATGTCATCTATTTTCCGCCCGTCCGGGAGTTCGGTGTATCCATGCCGGGCGAAGGTTTCGATGATCTTGGTGCGCTGTGTGGCGTTGTGGGCAATGATGGTATCCACGTCTTCGAGGAGGTGGAAGCCGTTTTTGAAGATGGTTTCGTTGGAACCCATCTTTGAGAAAGATGCCCACTCCTTTGCGTTGATGCCGCGGTCAAGCGCCGGGTCGATCCCGTGTCCGTTTTCGCCGGCGGGGCGAACGTCGCCAAAAACGTCACTGCGGAAGCTGTAGGCGTCGAGGCGGGCGAGGTTGCCGATTTTGAAGGTGATGCCGGGCGTCTTTTGGGCGGCGGCTTCCGATTTGATGCGAGTGAAAAAGTAGCTCGCGCCGCCCGTTCGCAAATCCGTGTCGGGGCTCATGCCGCTGGTGATCGGCACGCCGATGCGCAGCCGTTCCACGGTCGGAGTGATCTGCCCTCCACCGTTGAGCCAGCTATCGACAAGCTGGTCGATGGCGCCGGCGGGGTTGTGATGCAGCGTGTAGCCCTTCATTTCCTTGGCGACTTTTTCGCGCGGCATGTCCCAGCGGTCCCAGTGCTTCCAGCCGTAACCAAAAGCGTTTTCCTTTCCGTCTGGCGAGTAGGCGCGGCCGTCGCCCACGTCGATGCCGAGCTTCTGTTTCACCCAGCCGCGTAAGCGAGTCACGCGGTCTGTCTCGCCGGCCTTCTCGTCGGAGACGATGGCCTGCCAGCCGGCACGTTCGGACTCGGACAGATTTTTGTGGATGAGAGAGAGGTTGCGGGCCAGGTAAGTGAGTTCGCGGCGGGCAGGCGTGGCGGGCGCCACGTCCACGCCCAGCGCCTCGGCTGCCTTGGCGGCGGCCTCGATGGCGGACATGCCGCCGCGGCCGGGCACGGCGATTTCCACGACACCGCGCAGCGCATAGGGGGTGTCCTGGTCGTCGGGCAGGATGGCGCGAATCTGCGCCCCGGTGCCTGCGTGCGTGCCGCCGACCGCGTTTTTCACCTGATAGATGGACGCGCCGGTATCCTCGGCAAAACCACGCCGGCGCTCCTTCGCCGAGTAGGCCCAGGGCGAGGTGGCGAGCGTGAGGTCTCCCCCGCCCTTCGCCGGCTTCGGCGCGGGAGGCTGATACGCCGCCAGCGTCTTCGGGGCGCGTTTCTCGCGCATGGCCGCTTCCAGCTCCTCTATTATAGTAGTGTAGTGCGCCCTCATGGCCGCCGGCTCCTTCGCCAGCGCCGCCTTGACCGCGTTGAGAGGAGAGAGCTTGGCCGGGGTGTAAACGCCATCCTTCGCGTGATAACCGACGTGCTTCACGACGGGCAAAAGTTTTTCCCAATACGCATCCTTGAACGCCTTCAGAGACGACAGCTCTTTGTGTGCCTCACGGATGGCCGCCCCGCCGGCCGGCGTGAGTTTGAAGCGGGCGATGGTGTAGTCCTGGCCGCCGCGCCTCTCGTTATACCAGAGGACTTGCAGGTCTTCGACCTTGTCGGCGTCGCCGAGGTGGGCTTTGCCCAGGATGCGGGCATCGGCGACTTTCTCGGCAAACTCCGGCGTCCATCCGCCGCGCAGATCGTTGAGGCGGCTTTCGAGATCATCGAAACGCGCCTGCATCGTCTCGCGCAGTTCCGCCGGCGTCGCGGCCAGCACGGCCGCACGCTTCCCGACGACCTCGGCGAGCTGATCGCGCAACTCGGCCTCCGACAATCCGCCAAACACACGCGCGGCAGCGGCGTTGATCGCGGGATCGCGCAGGGTGGCGAGTTCATCGACCTTCGCGCCGAACGAGGATTTGAGTGCGCCTTGGGCACGGAAGCGGAGCGAGCCGCCGTTGTCGATCCGCCACACTTTTATTCCCGAACCGTCCTTGCCGACGAGCATGTTGTCCAAGCTAAGACCGGCCACGTCGTAGTTGCCCAGGAGCGCATCCGCCACAAAGTGCTTGCGAGCCTCGGCCAGAAGCGTGGCCTGTTCCTCCGGCGTCGCTTTCGCCAGGGCATCCGCCAGTGATTTTCCCTCGATAAATTCCGCCAGTTTCACCGGTTTTCCGGCCTTGTCGGTGTAGAGTTTGGCGGCGGGGACGTTCGCGCCGAGCGCGCGATAGAGTTCGTCTGACAGCACTTCCTCCTGGACGTGCGCCGGCGAATTGCCGCGCTTCAGGACGAACCGGCGGCCGTCCTGCGACTGGACGAGCATCGCGCCCGTCGAGCCGCCCAGCGGGCGGACTTCCTTGAGTTTTTCCAGATCGGGCCAGCCGTCCGCCGGCGTCGCGGTCGGGAGCTTGCGCTGGAGCCAATCCCAAACCGAACCGCGGCCCTTGCCGAGAGATGTGCCCTGCGACCAGGACTCAAAGGTTTTCCAGATTTCCGGCGTGTCGGCATAGCGGGCTTGCAACCCATCGAAATCCAGATGCAGGTCGCCGGGGTTGTGATAAAAACCCGAGCCGCCGAATTTTTCCCGCGGGCTGCGCACGTCGAGTTGCCGGGGGACGCCGCCCTCCGCTACACTATATAATACACCGCTCTTTTCGGCCATCTCCAGATTCGCGCCCTTCACGACGCGGCGGGCCTCGGGCGGCTTTTTGGCATCCGCCTTTTCGAGATCGGCTACATCATCCTCCGAAAGCGGAGTGACAAAACAACGGCAACCGAACTCCCAGGGTGGATAGTGCGACTGCCAGAATGACGAGTTTGCCGGGAAAACTTTTCCGTCCAGAGCGGCGTGTGTGTCGCGCACCCGCTCGTCATCCGCACTCTGATACTGCCAGAAGGGAAACACATCGCGCTGGCGATCCATCACTTGGTATTGGGCAGCGGAATACGAGGAATAGCCATGCACGCGGAGCAACAGTTCGGCGCGTTTCTCCGCGCCGTCGCCGAGCCAAGGGCAAATGTCGCCGGCGATGCCTGCCTTGATCGCATCCCAATCCCCACCCGCCGGGAGCTTCGCGATGGCATCGCGGGTCTTTTTCAAGACCGCCATGCTTTCGACGCCGGTGATGGTGTAGGCGAGCCCGCGCAGTTCTGGCAGCAGCCCGTCGAAGACACTGCGCGAGACGGCCGCCTTGTCCTTGATGAACTTGGCGGCGTCCTTGTTGGGCGATGGCGTGAAGAGGAAGGTAGGCACGGGATCGTGAAAAATGGGTGGATGAAAATCGAATTTAAGCGGGGTGTTTTTCAGGGGTGCGCGTTGTGCCGTGCATTGGGACGGAGGCGGGTTCCTGACAATGCACGGGCAATGCACAAACGCGCTGGCGGGTGGACTCCAATGCGGCAAAGGAACGGGCGCGGAGGGTGTCGATGGCGTCGGCGAACTGATGGATGAGGGAGGCGGCGCGAACGGCGGCGCTTTTCTGCCTCCGTGTCAGATAGGAATTTTCCTTTTGACCACGCAAATAGGCGGTGATGCTGCGGGCGTGTCCGCGCAGAAGGAGGGTCTGGCATTGCTCCCTTTCGCTCTCGGCGAGGGCGCAACGGCAACGATGGGCGCACTCAAACTCGAAGGCATCGCAAGGACCGTAAGAGACGCGGGAGACGGTGTCGCACGCATCCGCAAGCCTGGCAGCGAGGCGTTCGACGCGAGCAAGGGCGGCGAGAATGGGGCATCCGTAATCTCCGCGCGGCACTTCGAGGAACGCGGGTGTGACCACGCGCGGCAATTCGTCCTCACGAATGGGAAACGTGAAGTCAGTGCTCCACCAAGCACTCATTGCATTTTTGTAGTCGGTTTCGGTCATGATATACGAAGAGGGGTTGGGAGAATCACTTGTTCGGCCGGCGCCGTATCTCGCCTTCGCGCAGCCAAGGGACAGAGCCAGTTGCCATGCGAGTTAAGATGTCGGAGGGCCAGCGGTGCTCGATGTGACCCTGCCGAATGAGCACGGCGATATGTGACGCCTTGATACAATGCGGCACCTTTCCCCAATCATCTCCGATGTATGAGAGCGCCAGCTTGGCTGCGGAAGAGAGCGGCCGAGCTGGCCGGATCTTCGGACGCTTTAGAAATGCCCGATATGCTTGTCCCTTTGTCATTGGATACATGGCCGAACCTTTCACTCGACGCGACCTGTCGGCGCGTCATTCGGGGTGTTCGGTGGAGTGAATGTGCTGGCCTTCCTGCGTGATAGAAATGGGCCAAAGGCACGGCCATTGAGTGTAGGGGCGAGGTGACCCCAGCCACCTTGCCAGACGTAGAGACAACCGTGACGGATGGATGTCCCAACCTTGCAGATTTCACGTTTGCCGGATGCAAATTCGATAATCCACCAACCAGCGCGGTCAGGGTATTCCTTCCAGCCCACCGAACCAGCCGGTCGCGCCAATGTCTCATTGTCATTCGCCATGTCGCACCTCCGGGTTACGCTGAGGGTCTAGTTTCCGACCGCAGCGGGAGCACGTAGAAGACAGCTGACCGTCATCTCCTCTGCACCACGGGCAGCCATGTTCACGAGGTGGCATTTCCTCAACCTCGAATGAGTCGTGACCAATATCGGCATCCTTTAGCACTGTCTCTGCATCAGCCTCAATCTGCTCCTTTGTTGCGCTGGCGGCGTGAACGGTGACATATCCGACCTCCACACCATCCTTAAATCCTTTTACTCTATAGATCATAATTTTGTATCCTTTATTAAAATACGCGTAACAATTCATCCCTCCGAACGTTGCGCGTCGGAGGTTTTTGGGTTACTCACCTCACGGATCAGCGTCTTCACGTCGCGATGAACGCGCTTCTCGTAGGTGTGTTTTCTCTGTTGTTCGCGTTCCCATTTATCCATTTCGGCGGACATGGTGCGCGGCGCGGGTTTGCGTGAGTATTGGCCTCTCATAGCTCGTTGTCGTCGTAGTTCCATTGGTCTGCGCTGTCGTCGATTTCGTCGCAGAGTCCGCCTGCGAGCACACCTGCGCACGGCACATCACCAGACCGGCATCGGCAGTGTTGAGCCATGCTCTCGACCCAAGCCTGATATTCGGGATCATCCGTCATATCGAGAGGCGTCACGTTTTCGCATTTCGGTTTCATGGTTTTCGCTCCGCCTCCCAGCGGGCGGTTTTTCCGTGGACTTCGCGGGTGATGGCGGGAGGGGCCACGTCGTGACAGGGGAGGTCATGCCATTTGCCCCAGCGATACAGGCGGACGGAATAGGGGGTGTAGGTGGTGTGGAAAAGCAGGCCGGGTTTTATGGCCGATCCATCGTTGGCGGCGGCCACGGCCAGGCGAATGGCTTCCTCCGACGTGGTGGCCGTAACGACCGCCTCGCGAAAGGCCGTCATGGCGAGCCGCACATGGTAGCGACGCTGTTCGTGAGGGAGTTGCGGATCGGTTTCGGCGGCGGCGAGGCCGGCCACATGGGCGGACGCGAGTTGCGCCCGTGCGCGCTGCGTTGCCATGTCGTGGTCATCGGCCAAAAGTTGTCCGATAGGTTTCATCCGATGGCGGCGCTGTAGCGCTTGCGGTTACTGAGGGTCTGACCCGGTTCAGTGCGTTCCCAAAACTCCGGGTCTGCGGTTGCCTCTTCGTGTGCGAGGTAGCCGTGGTAGGAAAATTGATACAAACCGGGCGTCACCTGGCGTGCCTGGACAAAACCGGCGGTGCAGAGGCGCCGCATCCCCTGCACGGAAATGCCGATGCCCAGCCGCGCGAGGTTGCGCTTGGTGATGCTCACCCATTGCGGGCAAATTTTAGCCATCCAGCGCCACGTGCCATCGCCGGCAGGCACGGACTCCGCCACGGCGACGGGCGGAACGGAGTCCTCCGACAGGGGCAGATACTTTTTTCCCGGTATCACTTCCACCATGACGCCCGGCCTGGCGCCGACGACGGGAATGAGCGAGGGAGTGTTCGTGAGGCTACTCATTTGTTTAGTAGTGGCGACGGTTGACGGAGAAAAACGGGAAGGAGGTTTGGACACTTGGAGCTATGAGCTGTGAGCTATGAGCTTGGAGCTTGGAGCGGATAGTCGCCTGCGCTTCGCCGGGGGTGGCGGCGCGGTAGATGCCGCCGTTGTCGTTGCGGCCGTCGAGCACGGCCAGCCCCGCCTGCACCAGCTCCGTGACGCGGGGACGGACGGCGAGGACATCCCACTGCATTGACTCGGCGAGCGCGCGGGTGTCGCACGGGCCGTAGGCGCGCAGGCCGGCGAGCACGGCGGCGCGGTTGGCGGCGTGTCCGTCGCGGCGAGCGGCGTGGTGGTCGTTGCGAATGTCGGCGGGAGTCATTTTTGGAAAAGCGGAAATCAGGCAGAGTGTTTGCCGTGGACGGGCTGCACGCGGAGGGGGAGCGCGGCAGTGAGTGCCGAGAGTTTTTCCCAGTTGCCGAAGATCGAGCCTCGCATGGCGAGAATGGCGCGCTCAGACCGGCGGGCGATACGACGGGCGGATTCGTAGGAGGGAAAGAGTTTGATAAAGTCGGAGGACACGCCGCGCACGCCAGTGATGGCGGCGGCGGCAGGCTGACCGTCTTTGGTGAGGATGAGGTAGCCGATAGGCGCGGGCCGGGCCGGATGGGCTTTTCTGGTTTTTCGTGTATTCATGTTTCGGATTTTTAAACCACTAATGATCACTAATGGTCACTAATTCGGACCGGATTTTATTAGTGTTCATCAGTGTGTATTAGTGGTTCAAAACGGGTTTCCGTCGTCGGAGGTGGTGAGTGTGCCGAGGTTTTCCCGGACGTAATGCGGGGCCTTGCGCGCGGGTTTTGCGACGGCCTTGCGGCGGTTTTTGATGGTGAAAAACAGGTGCCAGAGTTGCTTTTCCTCGGCGTCGCCGAGGTCGCATTTATACTGACGCCGGCAGATGGCGGCGGCGTAACCTTCGTTCAGATCGCGCTCGGCGAGGGCTTCTTGGAGTTTGAAGAAGACACGGATGCGACCTTCTTCGGCGTGGCGGAGGAGCATGTTGAGGGCGCGGCCGGACTCGCCGAGCATGTCGGAAAAATGCGCGAGCAAGGGCAGGTAGTGGAGTTCGGATACACACTCGCGTAGCGACTGCACGCCACCAGTTGCCTTGCCGGTCTGCCACTTGCGCCACTCCTCAAAACAGGCGGTCTTGCTGAGATGGGAGTTGATCAGCTCGAACTCCTCGCGGTCCGGCTGCGCGTCGTAGGCGCGTCGCGCGAGCTGCGCGACGCGGGCTTTCTGGTCGTTGGTGAAGAGGGTCATGGTGGGTTGGATTTGGGACGCAGGACGTGGGACGCCGTGGGTGGTTCAGGTTTCGGCCTCTTCGACGGCACCTTCCTTGAGAAGCTTTTTGACGAGCTTATCGACGGCGCTGTCGGAGTGTTTGATGAAGACTTGCTCCCCGGCCTGCTCGCTGGTGATGCCGAGTTTGGCGAGGTCTTTGGCGTCGAGATTGCCCAGGGCGGTGGCAGAGGGCTTTTTCTTGATGATGAGGTAAGTCTCCGCATCCAGCCCGAACATTTTTTCGATGCGGGCGACGGTGTTTTCGTCGTCTTCTCAAACGAGTTTTCCCTTCCCTTTTTGAAATCCGATTTTGATGCCGTGAAGGGTGATCGTCTTGGGGTTGGTGAAGAGGCCGGGGTGTTGCTGGATGACGGCCGCCAGCGTGGCCTGCGTGTCGGCGGCGACGGCGAGCGCGGTCTTGATGCCGGGCAGTTTGCGACGTTGGGCGTCGCGGATTTCGTCTTCGAGGGCGTTGACGCGCTCGTTCAAAACGCGGCGCGCTTCGGCGTAGGCTTTGGTGTGAACGTCGATCAATTCGAGCGGCGTCACGGATGATGCGATGGTGGACATGGTGGGTGATTTTGTTTTGGACAGAATTAACAGAATTTTCAGAATTGAGTTTCTCCGCGCCTCCGCGTCTCCGCGTGCGTTATTCCTTCCTCTCCATCGGGATTTCGTTGTCGGTGCGGAGCATGAGCACGGGGGTCTTGGACTTGATCCAGACTTGCTGTTCTTTGAAGTGCTTGGCCGGGATGTTTTCGATGGCGTCGCCCATCGTTTCGGCGGGCAACATGCGGCCTTTCTTTGTAGTGTTGAACTCGTAGGCGGCGCGGTGAATGCGTTCCTGCGTGGTGAGGACGCTTTCGTTTTCGGGAATCTGAAGAACCCAGCCGACAAGATCGTTTTCGGGGAGCGTGCCCTCGGGATCGGAGATGAGGATGCACCACTGTTTTTTGACGGCGGGCGGCGTTTCCTCGTCCACTTCGGGCTGCACGAGGGCGTTCATTTCTTCGATGATCGCCCGCATGACGGGCGGTTCGAGTTCGTTGCGCTTCAGAATTTCGGCGACTTTGTTGACTTCGATTTTAGGCATGGCGGTGTGTGAGTTACGGGAGGATGAAGAGGAGGGTGATCAGGAGGGCGGTGCAGAAGCCGGCGGCGAAGGCGTTGGCGAAGGTCAGGGCGAGCGTGCGCCGTGGCAGCGTGATCGTCGGCGGGGCGTCGGGCAGGGAGAGCGGGAGCGGGGGGTTCATGCGCAGAGGGTTTCCAACTCATTAAGCGCCTCGGCGAGGGCGTCGGCTTCGACGGCCAGTTCGACGGCGTCGCCGCAGCATGTGCCGAGGGCGATGGAGATGGCGGTGTTGTCGGTGGCAACGCACGTATCGGGATTACGGACGATTTGCTCGATCACCGTCAGTTGTTCGCTGAGGGAACCAAGATGCCCGAGGAGGCCGCAAAGGCGCGTGCGCATCTCGGGGATGGTGCCCGAGGGCAGACGCAGGCGGGAGGGTTGGGCGTGGCGTGCTTTTTTCATCACGCGGCCTCCTCTCCGATGGTTTGCATCGGGTCGGGCGTGAGACTCTCCATCTCCTTGAAATTGTGCCAGGCATGTAGCACGAATCCCCATGAGAGAGCTTTGCCCTTTTCCCGGGCCAGATCAGCGGCCTCCTTCAGGATCATGCACCATCGGCCCAGACCGTCGTCCCGGTTCACCTCCGTTTGGAGTGCAAACGGATTTTTGGTGAGTGCCAGGCGCCGATCATTGCCATCGTCATCGACGACGGTCACGCGGATGCCGAGTTCCTGATCCGGGATCGGCGGAAGTCCGTAGTGGGCGGCAATGGCGGCGAGGTCCGCGTTGCTGGACACGGCGGGGAGCTGCAACGGGATCATGCCGCGGCGGACAAGCCGCTGCATGGAGCCCGTGTGCTTCCCATGATACAGCCGCTCCCGGAAGATGTTCGCGCCGGCGAGGACGACGCCGCACTTTTTCCGGTCGTGGATTTCGCGCACAAAATTCAGAATGCCCGTGCTGCGCAGGGCGCTCCCGCATTCGCTCAGGCACTCTTCGCATTCGTCCACGACGAGGAGCATCCGACTGTCAAAACAGTTGATGATGGCCCGCTTCAGATCGTCCGGGCTCATGCGATAACCGAGGCCAAGCACGGCGGCCAATTCGCGCACAAAGGCCGTGATCGCGCCTCCGGCGGGGACACGCACATACTTTGTCTCACCGTGGTTGTGGCGCCGCGCATACTCTTCGAGCGACCAGGTCTTCCCGATCTGTGAGTCGCCAAAAACGAACAGGATTTTCTGGTGAATGAGGGCGCGCCGGCAGAGGTCGAAAATACGTTTCGCCAGGCGCGTCTCGACAAAGGCGCTCTGCACGATGGCAGCGCGCTGGTCCTCGATTTTCCGCAGTCGCTGTATGGCTTCGACCATCGGTGCCAACGCGGTTTCCGTGCGCCCGCCGGTGAACATGTGGTAAACACTGTCCTTGTGGTAGGATTCGCCATCGGGCTTTTTGAGCAGGGCGGCAAATTCGACGTGAGACAGGTTTTTCGACCGGCAGAAGCCGGCGGCCCAGCGGATGGCCTCGCGCTGATGCACTGGCAGGTCAGCCGTGACCATGTGAATTTTGTCGCCGGGGATATAAAACTTGACTGAGGCGCGTCCCAGGGGGCCGCGGGTGACGGTGTCGGATTGCTCTTTGTCGAGATCGTCGGCAGTGACGGTGGGGAGGGTGGGTGTGTCTGTCATGGTCATGGTGTGTTGGATACGTGAAGGGTCAATCGAGGTCTTCAAAAACGACGGCGGGGGCCGAAGCAGCGGCGGGGGAGGTCTTGCCGGAACGGGGTGCGGCAAAGGCGGAGAGGGAGTAATCGAGGGTGTCGGAGAGGGACGCGGGACGGTGGACGCCGGATGCCGGGGACGTGGCGAGATCGAGGTCTTCGACCACGACGGGCGCGGCCTTCGCACGGGCCATGCGCACGGGTTGCACGGGCTGCGCAAGGTCGGCGCGCGGGGCCTGCGAGCGGGCCGGCGCGCCGCTCTCCACGCGGGCCACGTTGCCGCGCCCGTCGTGCGTATGCTGCACGCGGCGCGCGCCGGCGCCGAAGACGCCGATGCTCGTGCCGGCGGCACGGACCTGCGTGTTGCGGATTTTTTTGGCAACCACGTCGGCATCCTCGCCGCGCTGGCCGGCGGGCCGGTGGTCGATTTGCGGACGATCATCACCGGGCGGCGCGGTGAAGAGGCGTTCAAACATACGGTATCCGGCACGATTGCGCGGGCTGGTGTCGGCGTTAAAAATGACGGCGCCGGCGGCGGCCTCGTGCGGATCGAAGCAGCACCAGACCTTGTGCTGGCGTTCCAAATACGGGATGCCCTCGCCGGCGCAGCGGAAGTAGAAGGGGACACGGTAGCCGTTGACGCTCACCTGGACATGGCCGGCCATTACCGCACCCACGGACACGAGGCGTTTGACGGGGAGAAAATGATAAAACAGATCAGGCGGGCAGGCGGGGAGGCGCCGGCCGGGGCGGGCCTGCATGTCGCGCCACCACACGTCATCGGGGGCGACGTGCTCGCCGGTGTGGCGGTCGTAGCGGGCGCGGGTGTTGAGTTTGGTGAAAGAACGTTCGAGGGCGGCGAGGAGCTTTTCCCAAGGGATGAATCCGCAGTCCGCCGGGTGCTTGCGGCCTTCGTTGACGGCCAGCATGTCGGCGGTGGGCTGTTCGTATTCGCCGCGGGTTTTGCCGATGCGGACGCCCTCGACGCCCATCACTTTGTGCAACATGCGGAAGCCGCCTTCGATGTTGGCCTTGCCGTTGGATGAAAACATCGTCTGCACCGGGATGAGCTGATGCAGGCCGCCCCAGCGGGTGCCGTCCGCCTGCTTGTGACCGAGGATCATTTCGCTCTCCCATGCGGCGCGCTCGAAACGGAAGCAGGCGGGGAGGCCGTGCGCCTCCACCAGCCAGCGGGCGGCGCGCACGATGTCCTCGGCGCGGTAGCTGTCGCGGTCGCGGGCCACGGCGCAGGCGTAAAGCCATTTGCCGCTGCGCAGATCGCGGAACACGAGGAGCTGGCGGCCAACGGAAAACGTGCCGTCCGGGAACACCACATAGTAAGGCACGTCGCTGGATACGTCGTCGGCCTCAATGATGTCGCCGCTGACAATCTCGCGGCGGGTGCCGTCCTCCAAAATCTCAAACATGCCGCGGCGGGTGGTGTAGCTGACGCCCTGCGCGTGCTTCTTGCCCCGGAAATTTTCCCACTCCTCCTCGGTAAAGCGGACGGCCTTGACGAGGCTCGGCGGGTAGTCGCGTTTTTCCCGGTAGCGGTTGAGCAGATCGCGCGTGGCGTGCGAGCAATCGGGCGAGTCGGCCAGGTATTCGAGGGCGAGGGGCAGGGATTCCGTTTTGAGGAGGAAGCGTTTGGCGATGCCGATTTCGTCGTCGCGGAGAGCAAGCGCCACGGCAGGGCGTCCGGTGGCGCCGGCGGGCATGAGCGAGGCGAGCGAGCCGTCCCATGCTTTGCGATAGCGGCAAAGATTGGCGACCGGCTCGCAGAGCGCGGCGGCGGCGGCCTTGAGCGAGGGATACCGGGACAACGCCTCGACCAGCGTGCGGCGACGCTGCGCCTCCTCCAACTGGAAGGGCGTTGGGCCGCCGTCCGGCACGGTAACGGCGGCGGGGGCGAGATCGGGCGTTGCGGGTGTATCGGTCATTTTGCTACGTCTCTCCTCCAGCGGCACAGGTTGGTGGCGGAAATGCCCAGACAATGGGCGACTTCGTTGAGCGACATCCCGCCCTTCGTGGCCGCGTTGAGCAGGCGCACCAGAGCGGCTTTTCTGAGCGTGGAGATTCGTTTCCGCTTCATCCGATGATGCCCTCTTTTCGCCAGGCGGCAGCGGTGGCGGCGCAAACTTCACGCGGCCATGAAACGGCGCTTACCACGACCTTGGCGGTCAGTTCCTCACGCTCCGGCTGCTTGATCTTCTCCCAATACTGCCAGCGCGTATTCAGGCTCTTGAGGGTCTCCTCAATGAGATTTTTGGGAGAACTGGTGACTTTGTTTTTTCCCTCCGTCGCCAGCTTGCCAGCGATGGCCTGGATGGCTCCGCCGAGACCGAGTTCGCCGCTGATAATCCGGTGCTCGAACTGTTCACGCAGCTTCGGGCTTTCCGAAAAGCGTTTGTGGAGGTCGAGCGCCTGAAAGAGAAAGGTGCGTCCTAGACCGAGTTCGTCGGCAAGAGATTCGACAGTTTTCCCCGAGCGTTCGCTGAGCGAACGCTCGGGAGCTTTGCCGGATTTCAGGTTGGCCATTTGCCGGGCTTTCGCCTCGGCGACAGCGGGCTTAAGCATGGGAGCCAAGAGGTAGGCGAGCGCCGATTTTGGGAGGTGCCGGCGATTGGCGAGCGACGACATAGCGACCTCCGCCACCTCCGACGCATCAACGATCCGGCAGGGAACGGAAATGCCAAGAAAGGCGGCGGCGTTGCGACGGTTGCGCCCGTCAACGATGCGGCGTTCGGAGGTGATGAGCACCGGGTAGTCGAATCCGCGCTCGCGCACGGAGGAGACCAGAGCTTGAAACTCCGGCTCGTTGTTCGCCCATACCGGGATATGCGCGAGGATGGGATGTTCGGTGAGTTCCGCAGGGAGGAACGTGAATTGCTTTGTAGTGGTATTTTCTGACATGGGAAAAAATCAGGCGGCGGCGGATTGGCGTGGCGCGGGCGTCTCGCCCGCATGGGCGGTGCGGCAGAGGCAGTTCTCGCGGCTGGCAGCCAACCAGGCTTTCCACCACCGGGCTCCGCCCGGCGTGGCGATGAAACGATCCGCGGCGCGGGATGTGGCCGCCTTGGCCTTGCGAATCTCCGCGTGTTTGGCCCGGAGCTGGCGTTTCAGTTCGACCAGCTCGGCTTCCATGCGGGTCGTCCCGGGCAGGGCCAACCACTCCCGGTGCAGGGCTATTTCGGCCTCCGTGCAAAAATCCGCCGGCATCGGCATCTGGCGATACGTGGTTGCAGGTGTCGTCGTGGTCATGGCGTAAAAATCAGAGGGGGAAATTGCGTCCCGCTACGCGTTGCGCGGCGCAGGCGGGGGAACGGAGGAAACTGTCGCGATCGGCCCAACCGGAGCGCCAAAGCCGGTAAAACCGGCTGCGCGGGGTGACGGGGCAGGCGTCGATGGCCTGCCCGGCATCGCGGGCGGCGATGCCCGACACGTAGGGATTGCGGCCGAGGCGGCGGTGTGATGGCGTCGGGGTCATGAGCGACGACCTTTCTTCCTTGCAGAAGCGCGTGGCTGCGCTGGAACAGCAGCTTTTTGAACTGCGCATGGAGATGCAGGCGTTGCCGAAACCGGAGGTGTCGTGGCAGAATCTGCTCCCGCTTGAACGGGCGATTGGCCAGTTGCAGGGCGAGGTGGAGGGACTGAATACCCGGGTGGGCGAGCTCGGGCGAGCTGCGCAAAATACCCCTCAAAAAACCCCAGCGAGCGCTGGAATTTCCGGCTGAAGGCGACCCAGGCCGCTTCCGCCTCGCGCAGCTCCTTCAGCAGCGCCTGGTAGTCTTCCAGAGATACGCTGGGCAGACCCGGAGCCGTGCCGGATTCCAGCCACTTGGCAGACACACCCAAAATGCCTGCCAGCGCATTGAGCGTGCGACGCTGCGGGATGCTTTTCCCATGTAACCACGCACTCACGGTGCCCGATGAGCATCCGAGCCGGCGCACCAGATCGGCGGCTGAAATCTTGCGCGCCCGCATGACCACGCCAATACGTTCCGCAAATGTGCTCATGACCGGCCCTCCTGCTGGCGGAGCCTGCTCACTGTTGAACGAAGATGCCTGGACAGATCGGCTGCGATTCGGCGGAAGTCGGAGAGCAGGATATTGTCGGCAGACTGCCTGACCCGTGCCGCAAAAGCATCCCACCCGTCATCGAAAAGGTGCGCGGCCTCCTTCTCCGGATGGCATAGAAGAAACAGGGCTGCCGCGACATGGAATGTCTTAAACTCAACCGAGTCAGAAAACCATCCGAGCAGCCGAAGTCCCAGCATGTGCCCGTTCCCTATGGGCTGGAATTTCAGCCGGGTGATACGAAGCCCGCTCTTCATGACCGGCCCTCCTTCAGCGCCTGGTAGCGGGCGAGGAGCGGGCTCTTGCGGTCGCCGGTCAACACGCGATACAAGTGACTGTAGGTGACTCCGAGGGTGCGGGCATCGGCCACGATGCCCGGGAAACGGAGGGAACCCTTCCCCCAGCGTTTAGGCTCGCCCGGCGTTCTTGCGGCATTAATCATGATGCTCACATTTCTTCCAAAAGTGAGCACGTCAAACGAAAAGTTAGCAAATCCTCAAAAAATGTTAGCACGCCTTCGGGAAAAGCATGGGTTAAGTCAGTCGCAAGCTGCCTCACTCTTGGGAGTATCTCGAAATTATGTTTCCATGATTGAAAATGGCCGACGACCAAGCAGTAAGTTTGTGAGCAGACTCAACGAAGAGTTATCAAAAAGTGAGCATTCGGAGGGAACTCCCACCCCCTTGGCAAAAGATCCCGATGCGCTGTTGGATCTTTTTATCAAGCATCTTCCCCTGACAGAGCTCATATCAAAACTTGAGCAGGTCCAGGCCGACCCCACTCTTACGATCAATCAAAAATGGGGATTCGCTAATTTCGTTATTCCAAGGCTTCGCAAACACTTGAATGACGAGATGGCTAAATCTAAAAAGACCGCATGAACATTCCCCGATTCCTCACCCTCACTGCGGCGTCCCTCGCGTTGGCTTGCGCCGCATTTGCCGCCGATCCCGCACCGCAGCCGGAGCGGCAAGATATCACACTTGCTGACGGCCGCGTGCTGAAAAACGCGAAGATACTAAACCACACGCCGGCTTTGGCCGCGGTGCTACATGCAGACGGGATGTCGTCTGTCCCTCTGGACCAGCTCCCCAAGGACGTGCAGGAACGTCTGGGCTATTCTTCCGAAAAGGCCGCCAGCTACACCGCGCAACAGGAGGCCACCCGGGCCAAATACGCCGCAGAGGAAAAAGAGAAAGCGCGTCTGGCAGAACTGGAGAAAACACGGGTGACATTATTCGGGCGGGTGGATGGAGTCGGGGTGGAGGGTGTCCTCATCTATTGTGAGGAACCCTATTCTCCTCCTCCAAGGCCCATAAGAGCGGACCGACTGGCGCAGATCGGCGGAGGGTCCGCAGCCTACGCGCCCCCACGCGCGCCCGCGTCGGCATCCCCGCCTCCCCCTCCCAGCATCTACGGCACTTTCTGCATCCGCGACTACCCCGACCGGGGAAAATTGGGGGAGGGCGACAAGATCAGCGTAGTGGTTTATCCTGCCGGGACAATCGAGTCATTCACATACCCTGGCGGGTCACGCATCACTGCCCAGTATCGGGCGTTCTCCATGTCGCCTCCGCCAGCGAAATAACCCCGCATCCCCGCGCCAGACCCCATCAAGCGCGCCACGCCTGCTAGGCGTCGGCGCCTTTTTTTTGCGACCGTGCGGGCCGCATGTCCATTGTCGCCGCGTTCCTCTTCTTCGCCGCCCTTCCGCTCGCCGCCCTCGGCGACATCGCCGCACCGCATACGCCCGACCCCTGGTTTCTCGGGATGCTGGTCGTCGGTCTGCTCACGCTCGTCACCCTCGCCGACAAGGTGGATGGTTTTATCCAACGCCGCCGGCGTCAGCCGCCCGTCGATGTCGATTTGGGGAGAGTCACCTCCTCCATTGCCGCGCTCACCGAACTGGTAAGGAAAAACGAGGAGCGCATCGCCCGACTGGAGGAAAAACACGAGGAGGCGTTCGCCGCGCAACGCTCCTACTCCGCCAAATCCAACCGTGAGATTTTCGACACCATCCGGGCCTTGAGCGACACCGTGAGCAACAATTTCCGCCAGGTGGAAAACTCCCTCGGCAACCTCAAGGGCACCTGCGACCAGCTCAACGAACGCCTCAAACAACGCTGACCCTCCTCCCATGCACCTGACCGCCGAACAGAAAAACGACCTCCGCACCGCCACTCTCATTGTGCTGGCGCGAGCCAGGCAACTGGCCTTCCCCGCCCGCGTCATCCACTCCCGCGTCATCCGCTCCGCCTTGCTCGATTACGAAGTCACGCTCGGCCAGGTGTGCGATGAAATCAACACGCTCTGCCAGCGCGGCCTGGCATCTTCCATCAAAGACCCCGTCACCGACGAACTCCACTACCAGATCACCCCCGCCGGCCTCGCCGCCTGCCCCGAGAAATAAAATCACCTTCCCGCGCGACGCTGTGCGCACCGCAACGCCGTGCGGGGATTACCAATGCAGCATAACCCGCCGGAGGACGGTGCGCCTCCGGCGGTTCCCACGTAAGTAAAAATACAATACCATGAGCAAAGACACGATCATCAAACTCATTCAGCAAGTCCTCACCTTCGGGGGCGGCTTTCTCACCAGCTCCGGGCTGGCTACCAGCACGGAAATCGTCACGGGCGCCGGCGCGGCCGCCACTCTCGTCGGTGTCATCTGGGTTATCGTCGCTCGCAAAAAGAGCGGCGAAAAAGTCAGCGACACCACCACCGACAACTAACCACCGGCAACGATGTGGGGTGCGCTCGAATGGTTTTTTCGCGCGGCTGCGGCCGCGCTTTATATCTATGCGCTGCGCTACCCTGACCGCATCGAGAGAGAATGCGAAGCCCTCGAAAATGAAATCACAACTCTACGCCGCAGCACTGATCCTGCCGATCACGAGCGCGCTGATGCTCTGCACCAGCGGCTGCTCATCAAACGCCGCGTCGCAGCGGACGCTCTATCAGCCGCCCATCTTGCATCTCCTAAAAGGAAGACCAATCCAGACAGCGGAAGGTCTATACACACCGCAAGTGGATGAACTCTGGCACTCAGGAGAACGCTACGCCGCGCGCGAGCGCGAAGTCTGGGCGCTCGCCGCCGCGCTGGCCGAAGCGCGTGAACAAAACAAGGAATCACAATGATTGAATGGATTAAAAACTACCAATTCAACGGGCTGCTGGCCATCTACACATACTGGATACCACTGACCGTCTGTTCGGCTACCTATATTTGCCGGATAATCGACAAATACCGGATCGACGTGAAGGCCAGCACGAAGCCTTTTTATCGGCCGGAACTCACGGTGGGTTTCATCGTGTGGCATATCATCATCGCCACCCTCCCGGCAATAAACCTGTTCGCGCTGGTGTTTGACTGCGCGTCGTCGGTTTTCCGGTGGCTCGGCAAGGTGCTGAATGTGCCATTGGTTCGCGCACGCCCCTCCAATACCCACGCCAATACGGCTCCCTGATCTGCCATGTCCGAACCCGCCCGCAAAGGTAAGATCGCCCGCCTTCCCCGCGTCATCCGCGACGAGATCAACCGTCGCCTTCTCGATGGCGAGCCCGGCAGCAAAATCCTGCCTTGGCTCAACACCCAGGAGACCGTGTTGCGCGTGCTGGACGAACATTTCGGCGAGGAGCCGGTGACACCACAAAACCTCAGCGAGTGGCGCCAAGGCGGATACCAGGACTGGATTAAGCGACGCGAACAGGTGGAAACGACACGCGACCTCGCTGCTCTCAGCCTGAAACTCGCGGAGGGTATGAGCCCCACTGAAGGGGCCGCGCGCATCGCCGGCGGGCAAATGCTCCTCGTGCTCGAATCCCTCGACATCGAGGCCCAAAAAAACCTGCTCCGCCAGAAACCCGAAACCTACCTCTCCCTCCTCGATGCCCTGGCACGGGTAAAGCGCGCCGAAGCCGACGCCAAAAAAGCCGAGGCCGCGAAGCGCACCACGGATCAGAACGAACGTCGGCTGGAACAAAACGACCGGCGCCTGGCTCTGGACGAAGCAAAATTCCAGCGGACCACCTGTGAACTTTTCCTCAAGTGGCATGAGGATCAGCGTGCCCGCGAAATTGCCGACAGCCCGGCACCGCAGGCAGTCAAAATGGAAAAATTGCACGAACTCATCTTCGGCAAACCGCCTGCCCAAACGGAGGAAATCTAAATGGACGAGCCCGATCCCCTCATCAGTTTCCGCGGCTGCCAGAATCGTGTATTCTGGTTGGTGATACGCATGTTGTTTCTTCTCTGGCGCCGCCAGTTGGGGAAGAGCTTCACACTGGCAAGCAAAGGCTTGTCACGGATGATCCTTCGCAAAAACCACCTGTGTGTATTCGGCTCCGCCAGCATCCTGCTTGGTTCCGAATTTATCCGCAAGGAAGCGGAGGTCTGGCAAAAGGTGATGGAAAAGTTTCGCCAGATAGCGAAAGACAAAAACCTCCTGCTCACGACCAACGCGGATGGCCTCGATTTCGACGCCGTATGCGACCTGTTTGAGCATCAAAAACTGGAAACCCGCATCTACCACGACCGCACCAGCTACAGCCGCTCGCGTGTCGTGGCTCCAAACCCGGCGACGGCCGTGGGATGGACGGGGGATGTATTTCTGGATGAAGTCGGGCGCATTCCCGGCCTGAAGGACATACTGGAAGCCGTCATGCCAATCATGGAGTCCAACCCGGAGTTCATCATGTGGATGGCGACCACCCCGCCGCCGGACGACAAACATTACTCGTTCGAACTGTTCCAGCCGCCTTCCGCGATGGATTTTCCGGTCAACCCCCTCGGCAACTTCTACGACGCGCCGGCCGGCGTGCTCGTCCACCGCTTCGACGCTTGGGACGGCGAGGCCGCCGGCATCCATCTCCACCATCCCAAGACCGGCGAGCCGATCACGCCCGAAGAGCACCGCGCCCTCGCCTTCGACAAGGCCGGCTGGGATCGTAACTACGCCCTGAAATTCCTCGCTGGCGGCACGGCGGCCGTCAGCACCACCGCTATCCTGCGCGCAATGGCCCTCGGCAAGCCCGATTGCCTCGGCGTCAACATCACGGAGGCCGTCATCGCATGATTACCAAGCTGGATCGCGCCGTTGCCCGCTACCTCATCATTCTCAATGCGCCGCGTCCCGCGCGACACGACGAAATCGCCTGGGCCGTGCGCCTGGATCGCCTAGACCGCGCCCGCTACGTCGTTCTCAACCTCCTCATCAAGCGCCAGCGTTATCGCCGGCTGAAAAGCCGCAAGGCGTGGACCGCGCGCAATAACCCCCACCGTCCCCCGCTCGCATGAAGGCCGCCCGCCTGAAAAAGACCATCAATGTCGAACACATCCTGCCCGCGGGATGGCGAGATGGCTTTGCGGCCGATTACCCTCGCATCGGCCTCGGGCTCGACCTCGGCACCACCACCAAGCAGAAGAGCAACCCCAGCGTGCTCGCGGTCGATCAGCAGGTGTCGTTCACCCATTTCATGCGCCTGATCGTGCGCTGGAAAACGGAAAATCCGGCCGTCACCCGCAGCATCCTGCGAACCGTCATCACCGGCCTGCCTCACGGGCTTCGCGGGCGTCGTCTCTGCATCGACGCGACCAACGAACGCTTCTTCGCCACCGATCTGCGCAGCGAGTTCGCCAGCCTCATCCCCGTGGACCTCGTCATCAGCAGCGAGACCCTCGTTTACGAAGGCGAGGAAATGAACTTCAAGACCTACCTCGGTAATCTGTTCGTGAATACAATCGAGGATGGTTATGTCGCTCTGCCTTCGCTGGAGTGGATAAAAACTAGCATCCGCCAAGTGACGCGCGACCGTGGCACCTTCGAGGCGGAAGTCGCCGAGGACGGCGACCACGGCGACGTATTCGACGGCTGCAAACTCGCCATCCATGCTCTCACGGCGCAGGGCGGTCCCGCCCAGGCCAACGCCGCTCGGGTCGGCACGCTAAAAATGGGCGGAGATTTCCGCCCCGGCCTCAGAAACCCGCTCCTGCGCAAACACCAACACGGCCACGGACGCCGTATCCATTCCATCTGACATCTTTTCCGCCATGACCACCGCCGATCTCGCATTTCAACAGGCTTTCCCGACTCCTCCGCCCCCTACCAAACGTCGCACCAACTTCCACACACTGCGCACGCATGACGAAATCGCGTCCTCCGTGGACATGGATCGCGTCGCCTCCATCCTGCGCGATGCCGAGGGCGGCGACTGCCGGGGACTCTTCGCCCTCTATCGCGACATCGTCGCCTCTCACTCCCACCTTCAGGGCCGGTTTTCCGAGCGCAAGGAAGCCGTCACCGGCGACACCCTCAGCATCCAGCCAGCCGACAAAAAAAATCCCGACGACCAGTTCGCCGCCAAGGTCATCGAGTCGCAGATCGGCAACCTCCCCAACTGGGAAACCGCCTGTCTGCACCTCTTGGATAGCACACTCTATCCCGTCGCCGTCGTGGAAAAAATCTTCCGCATGAGCACGACGGTCATCGGCGGGCGCCCGCTCCGCTATGAAGTCGCCAGCCTGGTCCCCGTCCCCCATGACCTGCTCGATTTCAGCGACGGCACCCTCCGCATTCGCGACACCGACGATCAGGGCACCCCGCTCAGCACCAGCCATGTCGCTGACGGCGCCAGCTACATTATCCATCGCGGCCATTCGCTCACGATGCCCGACAACTGGGGCGGCCCCTTGCGCTCGCTCGTGTTCTGGTGGCTCTTTGGCACGATGGGGCGCGAGTGGTGGGCGCGCTTCCTCGATAAATACGGCACCCCTTTCATGGTGGGGAAGTATGACCAGGCCGACGATGCTACCCGGTCCATCATGGAGCGTGCCTTCAGCCTCGCGACGAAGCCCGGCGGCTTGGTCGTGAGCCGCGGCACGGAGGTGGAGATCAAGCAGGCCGCCGCCAGCGACGCCGGCTCCGCGTTCGAGACCTTCCATCGCGTCGCCAACGCCGAGATCAGCAAACTCATCCTCGGGCAGACTCTCTCATCCGATGCCTCGGCGACCGGGATGAATAGCGGCGTCGCCGCCGCGCAGGACGGGATTCGCCAAGACAAGCGCATGAGCGACGCCCGCCGGCTTGGCACCACCCTCCGCTTCCAGCTCTTCGTGGACATTCTCCGATACAACGGACTCGCCGGCCGCGAGCCTGTTGCCACTTGGGGCTCAATCAGTGTCGCCGAGATGAAGGCCACTGCCGACTGGCTGACCTCGCTCAAAACCGCCGGCCTGCGCGTCCAGGACGCCGGCCTTGAGACCCTTTCCGAACGCTTCGGGATGCCCATCGAGCGTGATCTGGCGCCCGAGCCAGTCGGCGGCGGCGGCTTTTTCCCCATGTCGGTCCGAATGCACCGGGCCAATGGACCGCATAGCCAGGTGCATCAGGCCAACGATGCCATCCTGCGCACGGGTGCTGCACGCCTGGCGCAAGCCCTCGGCAAGACCTATGCACCGTTGGAGGCGCTCATCGCCACCAGCACATCTCCCGACGACCTCATGCGCAAGGTGGAGACCTATTGTGCGACCCTCGACCCGGTCAGTGCGGCCGACATCCTGGAGCAAAGCCTGATCGCGTTTACGGCAAATGGGTCGGTTGTTTCGGCGCGCTGA